TCCGATCTGTAGAAGATGTGCCTAAAAAAACGCCCACCGAGTCATCATGCTTGCGTGCGTTGCACGTTCGACAGGCTGCAGCAAGGTTATCCGGATCATCAGACCCACCACGCTTGAGTGGAATGATGTGATCGACTTCGTTAGCCACACCACCACAGTAGGTGCATGTCCAGCCATCGCGATTGAGGATGGTGATGCGCAACTTCTTCCACCTTCCATCGCGCTTGCTTTCCTTAGCCATCAGCATCCTCACATTGGCAACTACCACCATACAGGCTAGGACATGCCTCGTCATCGTGAGCCATCAATGCCATCCCTTACGCTTGAAGTGCTTGAGTGCTTTGCATGGGCTGCCATACCTAGCCTCGATGTAACGCACTCCCCATTCTATCTGTTGATATGGATTAGCCTTGGCTAACCATTGGCTTCTACCTTGTGGTATTCCATGATGTGACCCATTCCTAGCGTTGGGTCTCCAGTTACTCTCACGCTCATACAGTTCGACTATGCACTCAAACTGATCCCAGTCTTTCAGTTGATTGTATGCATGTAACTTGTAATTCATTGGGTCTTTGGCTGGTCGTGCCTGAGATATATCTGTACTCAGCAAACCTATAAATACGGCTAACAGGCAAATTAGCAAAGAGCGGGCCCAATGCTGTGAGCCTTGTGCCGGGCCGTCTATAGTGCCCGGACTGGCACTCAGCATAGCAAGCGAGTCAAGTTTCATGAGCGTAAGCCTCCTCATAATCTCAATATATGGACAGTGATATTGGTCACATCGGTAAACTGTAACGGCCGTAGTCGAGAAGCCTGAGATCACCCTCCCGATCTATGAGTTGCCAGTCGCAGTAGATGACCCCAAACTGGTCATCGATAAGACCCCTAACCAAAGCATCGTCTAGGTCTCCGCATGTGTATAAATCGAACCTCAACTCTGCCGGATTTTTCTCATCCCAGATGTGGAATGCAATATGGCTGGTCTCAATGAGGATGGCCGCAGTCATGCCTCGATTGCCCTCAGCCTTGACGTACTTGGCTACTGGCTCAATGATCCGCTTCATGCGAATCTGATCCACCACGTCAATCAAGAATCGCTCGGCCTCAGCCTCTTGAAAGATGGGCCGGTCAATGAATGCATTGATCAATAAGTGCTTATGCTGGATCATGCTGCCACGTCCTTTGGATAACATCTTTCGCAAATCTCGCGTTTATATACGAATACTCCGCACATAATGCACCTACTTACTCCTTTATCGTCTGCCATACCCACTCGCTTTCAGTAAATAGACCAGATCAGCCAATCGAACCACGCCAACCCAGTCATCCATGGATGCCTCACCCTGCCCATTCAGCCTCATAATGGCCACTCCCATTCCGGTCTCTTTGGCTCTGGCTCTAAGTTGTGCCATAGCAGATGCAGGATCAAATCCTCGTCTCGCTTTGACCTCAACATCCAGACCCTCAATGCCCAGTATGTCGCTGCCACTAGCAGCCATGGACGTAACGTGCGCTCCCTCAAAGCCATGGCGAAGTAGATATTGCGCCACAAGTTTCTCAGTTTCACGTCCTCGCTCCCTTCTACTCATGACCACGCTTTCTCGTAGTGCTCTTGGCATGCCCAGTTATAATCCAATGGGTCTTCTTCATGCATCTGGACTCGATAGCCTGCATAACTGACTAGGTCAATGCCGCACCAATCGCATTTGACTGGGTGCTTGTTTGGCTCGCCCGTGCGATCTATCTCAGACATTGGCTTTGCCCTCGAATACCCAAGTGCCATTGACCCAGTTGCCCCACTTGGCTGGACATTGCTCAGATTTTGACTTAGCACCACAAACGTAGCCCATATAGGGTTTGCCGGTCTTGCCTGTGCCTTCCTTGCGTAGCATCTGGCCGTGGGCGCATGTAAAGCCCTCAACGGTTGCCCCGAGCGACTTTTGCAAGTCAGCGATAAAGGTGTCGTTCTCATCAAACGCCTTGCGCTCAAAGTCATCCCAAACGACAGTCACCGGTTCATTGGCCACCGGCTTCTCATCCGGCTTCCATGGATGCTCTACTTTGTGACCTGCATCACCTCGGCTGACCTTAGCCATTTCCTCACGCGATGCTCGTTTTCCCTTCGCAGCGTAGCCAGCGTTGGCAAGGGCGCGACCGATAGCAGACGTTTCTGCGTTCTCAAGAGCCGAAGTAGAATTGACCCCTCGATCAGTAACAGTCTCCTCAGCCAAACCGGTGGCAAAGGGCTGCGCATCTGTGTCCACTCGATACAGTCGAGCAGCCACAATAAAACGATTACCTTCGTGTGCCAATAACTCCGTCTCAATCCGCCCCGGCGGATAATCGTTCCAAAACTTAGCCAAACGATCCTCAACTGGCTCATAATTGTCCAAGTTCCATGCCATCTAATTGCTCCTTTCCGAGCGCGTAGTCCAACTGTTGTCGGAATGTCCACACAGACCCATCGTGCCAGAGTTGCGCATCATTGGCGCATGGCTGGCAGTAGTGGCGTGTCCTTCCCTTGTGCTTCTGTGTCTCAGAGACCACCTGCCAGACGGCCGGGGTCTGTTGTCGTGGGTGCCCCTTAGGGTATGCGAGTCGGCAGACATCGCACCAGATTGACTTGGTCTGAAGTTTCCTAATAGGCATCGAACTCAGTCGGGTCGGTAGTTGCCAGTTGCGCTGCGAGGCTTGCGTAAGCCACCAGATCGACATATCCGTCTCGACCTCTGTGACCGGGTGTCTCTGCCAGCCGTGAGACCTTGACCAAAGCCATACATATAGCGACTTGATCTGGCGTGATTGGGATCTCCAAATACGCACTCCACAAGTCAGCGATACGCCGGTGATTGATGTATGGGTGACCATAGATTGCTCCACGATCACCCCGGATACGGCCTGCTTCATCGAGTACTTCTTGCGCTGTGATCGTTTTGGGCGAGTCGCTTTCCATCCTTGAATCCTTTCCAGTACCAGTTTTCGGTTATGGCTGTGTAGAGCAATCCCAAAACCGGGATGGCTATGAGTGCAATGATGTAATAGATGGCTAATGGATCAAAACCGATGGCGGTCATGCGACCACCTTGCCTTTCATCAGATGTTTGATGGCTGTCTCAAGGGTTGTGGCTGCACCGATGACCTGATATGTGCCAAACGCATTGATTTCCTGAATCGACCAGATTTTGCGGCCTGACCCATTCCTAACATGCACAATGCGGATCTGGCCGTCTTCTGTCTCGTACCAACTATTAGTGATCTTGTTGAGGCTCATAATTTCCTTTCTGTGTCGGGCTTTCCGACATGAGGAAATCTACGCCTGTCTAGCCAGACTTCAACCGGCTATCGGCGTGTCTTTGATAACGATTTCATAACGAAATCCGAGGCCGCATCCCAATCGTCTATGTGATCGTCAATAGTCCGGACGATGGGCACTATGGTCTCAACCATAGACCTTGCCCTCGACTATGAAACTGCCGTCCTTCTCGATAGGCACGAAGACCGGGGTAACCTTGCCCTTGGACTCATAAATCAGGCCAAAGCCTTGCTGCCAGTTGCCTGCCCCACCTTTGAGATACTTGGCATCCTTGAAGTTCATCAGATTCCCGACCTCAAAGCCCCACAGAATACCCCCTAAAACGCCTCCAGAAGCCATTGTAAGCCCCGAAAGTCCAGCCCTATGGGTATGACCACATACAACCGATTTTCCATGCCGTAGAGCCAATCCTAGGGCTGTTTGACCACCCTTCTGGGAGACTGCCCCCTCGTCACCATGGAGCACAATCCAATTCTTTGCTATGGGCATGGGGTCGCGCCAGAACTTGATGCCTAGGTCAGGCAGTCCGAGCCAGTTCTCAAACTGCAATTCTGGCAAAGCCGCTAAGGCTGGCAGTCTGGTCTTTATGGAGTTATAAAGCCGGTCTGTGTGATTGCTTCTGACCATGTCGGTCACTCGTAAATCGAATAGTACTTCCTGAGTAATCCTGCGGTCTCGATCGAGTGTGCCAGCGAATTCCCCTGCCAAGCCACGCTCCCATCTGGAGAGTTGAGGCAGATCAATTTCATCGCCAACAGTTGCGACTCGGTCTGGCTTCCATCGCTTGATGAAGGCTGCAACGTTTTTGACGGCTTTGGAATCATGATAGGGAACTTGTAGATCGCTTATAACTACTGTGCGCCTAATCGTCTTCTTCTTCCTCGTCTTCATCCAACTCGTCAGGCCGAGGGGCTACCCATTCTGGCAATCGCTGATCCACTAGCCAGCCCTGAATGGTCGCATCATCAAAGCCTGCTCGCCTCATGGACTCGGCAACCTCATAGAGGCTGATGGCCCATGCATCGAGTTTGGTGATTTCTTTGGTGCGCTTAGCGGCTCGCTCTTTTGCTCTTAGGCTTGCGAGTTTTTGCGCCTTGGTTTTTCGCTTTGCCACGGTGCGCACCTCCTTGGGTCATAAGTGTCGCATAGATCTCTGACTGTCTAGCGGTCAACACGCCTATTTCAATCTCTAGTTTGTCCATCCGAGCAAACATCTGATTGCCGAGTTCCAGCACAAACTGGTGAACCGTCCATCTCAACGCGGCTACAAACGCACCAGCGATCGCGATCAGACCAGCAATCAGTCCGACCCATTCCTCCGGACTCACTTCTTATAGGGCTTGGCGTATCCAAAGAGACCGGAGAGAACAGCCCACAAGATCGCCCGGTAGTCCAGTTCAAAGTTGGTCGCTGCCCATGCGGAAAGGAATGCTCCCACGGCCAGCACAATGGGGTGTTTGAGTGAATCAGGCAAGGTCTCCTCCTAGCATCGGTACATTGAAGAAGCGACCATCGAGATCGCCACGCTTGGTAAAACTTATGTGCATGTGTTGTCGATGAGGGTTAGCCCCACGGTACTTTCGCCATCGCCAGCGTTGTAGTGATGAACATATTCGACCATCGAAGATGATGTAACTGATCCTCTTATCGCCTCGTTTGGCATGTATTCGTAACTGATCTGCCAAGTCATGCATTTGCTCTCCGAGGCCCAAGTGAACTGATACATCCAAGGCACGAACCCATCCCTCTGCATCCGGGATGTGGTCAGAGCGAGGATTGTCGCGATAGTGCCGGGCATCGGCAACCCAACCATCTGGCCTTCTACGGTCCGGAAACGAGTCATCGAGTTGCTCTCTCAGTTGGATTCCGGCTTTGCAGAGCCTAGGACTCGACTTGGACATTGATCCATTCCAAGTTGGCTTCATCCCATATCCATTCTGAACCTTGTGGTCGTGGCTTCGGTGGCTGCCAATCGAAAGCCTTATCGAGTGTCCATGACGGATATGGCTGCGGTGCAATAAATACGTCTGCAACCGCATCATAGGTGAAACCAATACCGGCGTATTGTTTTCTTACCTTGCCGTTGTATGAAGTGCGTTTGCAGGTCAATCCTTCAAACCACGGCCTTGAAGCATAAAACGCTTCCCATGCTTCGCTTGACCCTCCGACATGAGTGCCATCAAGGTCTTGCTGAATCACGTCTTCATCAACGCCAGTAATTATACCGACTACGATGTTGTTTTCATCAATCAATGCATAGTGAGCCATGATTTCCTAACTAAAAGAAATTGTTCCGGTTCCGGCAGTAAATTTTGTATATTTGAAATTTCCGCTGGTGACGGTCGAAGAAGTAAGTCCTGCGCCGCCGCCAAGGGTAAAAGTTGACGGATACTTCAATATCACAATTCCAGAACCGCCGTTTGCCGCGCTGTTTGATGTGTCGGGATTTCCACCACCGCCACCACCGCCACAATTAGCCGTTCCAGCAGTTGCATTTCCGGAACCGGATCCTGCGCCACCGCCGCCTGCACCGCCTGCGCCGCCAGATCTGCCGTTTGAACTGTAACCGCCACCACCACCGCCTCCTGCTAATTTCCCGCTGGAACCGGCTGTGACGATTGTAAGCCATCCAGAGAAATCAACGTCACCATAAGAACTTGCACCTGCGCCGCCTGTGCCAGACGAACTTCCACTTCCGCTGCCACCTGTGCCGCCTACTGCGCTCGCACCACCACCACCGCCGGAGGTCAAATTTTCTCCGCCTTGACCGCCGTTATAACCTTCAACAGGTGAATAACCGCCAGCGTTACCTAACCCTACTTGATAATTATTTCTCGATCCGCCGCCGGAACCGCCATTGAAAGGGCCGTAAGTAGTTCCGAAGGTACCACCGCCGCCGCCTCCGGAAACGTTATAAGTGCTGAATGTTGAAGGAGTGCCACTATTACCACCGGTCGGGTAAGCAACTTTGGTACCTCCTGCACCAACCGTCACGGTGTAATTTGTACTCAAAGCAAAAGTAAAAGGCAATGCTCGTAATCCACCGGCACCTCCGCCGCCGCCGATGTTATCTCCACCGGCACCACCGCCCGCTACTATAACGAAACCCGTCTCTGGCAAAGGTGGCTCTTTGAACGAGCAAGCCGCAACGATATTACCAATCAAGAGACAGCCCCAATGACTCGCCAAGTATTAGCAGCCGTTTTGATACAAGCGGCAGCCTTATGTTGTCCGACTTTGGGTGCTGCGCTTGATGCACCTGACGAAGTGACGGTCGTTGTTCCTGCTGAGGCTGCTTGGATTGTCGTATCTGCTGTGCCTGTATTCAATACAGTAATAACGGTTCCAATAGCAAAATTGGTGGTGGCATCGGTAGGAATGCTTACGGTCTTGGCTGAGGCATTTGACGTCAAGACAAGGACTTGGTACTGATCCGTCGATGCAAAGGTGTATGTCGTGCCTGACTGAGTGTTGATGGTGTACTGCACCAACTCATTGAACATGGGTGCGCTAAGTACGTCACCGGTTGATGCTGGAAAGCCTGTGGCCATCTGTGTCTCCTAGAGTTTGCTAACGCCGATTATACCGTAAGTGCTGTTGCCGATGATGAATCCAGCGAGGATAGGTTCGCTGGTCGTGAATGTGGTGAGCCAAGAGCGGGGCGTGATCTGGTGCTGAACTCCAAAGATCTGCAAGGTCTTGGTGATGGTCGAGCCACCGGGTTGGTCATTGCTGATCTCTACCGGTGAAAGGAAGTCCAGCCCCAAAGCCGCCTCGATGCCAGCCTGATAGTTAGGCGTGGTGAGATCAAGGGTCATAGCATCGATGCGTATATCCGTCACAGACCGGTTGGCAACATAGGCCTTGGCTAGGTCAAGGGTTGCCGCATCGGTCTCATGTAATAGATCCTGCTTACTGATGGCATGAGGGAAGTAAGTGTCTATGCTGTTTTGATCCGTATGAGTCTGGGTAGTACCACCGACTCGAGTGAAGTTAGCCACGTTGAAGATCAACTTATCATCAAAGGCAAATTTGAGATCTCGGTAGGGTATGCCCGTAGTCTGATTGAAGACGGTCGGCGTGACTGCAAGACTGTCCACCAAGTCGGTGCGCTCACGGAATACCACGTCACCTCGCGCATCCATATACACAGCCCCATACTCGGTGAACTCCACGTCTTGCAAGGCTTGAAGGACGGTGCGAAGTGTTCCGGGGTCTGCTTGGACAGTTATGTCTCCGGTGTCTATAACTCGCTGATTCGTGGGAAAGCCAATTTCGTCAAGGATTTTGGTGATGCGTGTGCCTGTGGTCTGGCCAGCCGTAGCACCGGTGACGGTGGTAATGGCTGACTTGTTGAACAGCGTGAAGGCATCGGTGCATTGAATGTCTACATACCCAAACTCCTCATTGGTCGGGTAGGTGTAGTTGTAGGCTAGCGTGTAGCCAGCGAATAGCGGATAAGTAACTGCGTTGTAAGTACCAGCCACAACTAACTTGCGTAGCGGCTGCAATAGCCCAAAGTAAGGCGATGCCGGGTTCTGAGGATTCCAGTCACCATTAGGATCAATGACTCGCACCGTGGCTGTGCCGGGGTTGAACTTGTCCTGCGTAAGGTCTCGGCCACGCCTGATGTTGATGCTGATGGTCTGGCTGGTTAGATCGACTACTTGGGAGGACGTACCACCAGCACCCATAACCCCAAGACCTAATTGGCTGATCCCGATGAGGAATGGAGGGTCAAAGGATGGCCCATTCGTGAAGTCAAATGAGACCGTCAGTTGGATGGGATAGGTCATATTGCTACGTTGCCTGTTGTCCTATACCAGCCAGATGTGGAATATCCGATGGCCGAGTAGTCAATGATGGTGTCCACGATCTTTTTCTTCGTATCGTCAGACAGATCACCAGTTCCAGTAACGTTGATGTTGATAGTCGGGGCTTGGACTGCGCCACGGCCGAATACATCATCGAGGGTTTCCTGCGTGATGCTTGGGGGAATAAAGCCAGACTGGCCCGGTGGCACTATGGATGGCACTTCCGGCATCTGGCCTGTAATCGTTCCCTGAGGGCTAATAGGGGCAACTGGTACGCCAATAGATGCCATGCCTGCACGGATGCGAGCCAGCGAATCTTCCCACTCTTGGAATGGGTTGGCTAACTTGTAGGCGGCTAAGGCTGAGAGTTCACGTTGGGATGTTTTGAGTTGCTCTGCCAACTTCTCGGCTCGGTCGGCATTCTCGTTGATAAGTGCCTTCTTGACTTCCAGCCTAAGGATCTCATTGCGATCCAAGGTCTCATTCTGCAAAGCAGCGGCAATGCTGATGCGCTCATCGTCAAAGACCTTGCCAGCCTCGGCAAGTTTGAGTTTGTCTTGCTCGGCCTTTTTGAGATCTGCTTGGGCCTTCTTTTGGGCTGCTGCATCCTTTGAGCGAGTTCTAGCCAACTTAGTTGCGGCCTTGTTCTCGTCCTCAATGGCTCTACGCCGAGCGCGAGCAGAAGCCCGGATTGCTGCCGGGTCGTTGATTCGGTTCAGTTTGTTGAAGTTAGCCAGTTGGCCTTCAATGGATAAATCGAAGTTCCCGGTCAGGATATTCTTGGTAGCCTCAAGGAAGCGATACACGCCTCCAAAGGCATTGGCAACCTTCTCACCGGCTGACGTGAGGAAGTTGATCGAGTTCCGTACATCGCCACCACTCAGGGCTAGCAAAGCATTGACCACTTGAAGGCCAATAACTTCTTTGGCGTTCTCCCACGCGACCTTCAACTGATTGACTTGGCCTTGGTAAGTCTGGACTTGTGCTGATGCCTGACCACCAAACAGCCTGTTGAGTTTGTCTTGCGCGAAGGCAAAGTTGCCGGTGGCTAGGTCGGCTTTGGTCAGTCCGGTATTGAGACGTGCTAATGACGTTGTGTTACCTGCGTAAGCGCGAGCCAAGGCCCGCGATACGGTCACCACATCCTGACCAGTACCAGCCGCCACATCAAGGGCTGTGTTCAGAATATCTTGGGTTTGATTGAAATCACCGGTAACGCGAGCCAAGGTTTCAAAGGCTGGACGAAGTTGATCGTCCAAGATGCCGGTCTGCTTTTCAAGGTTGCCGATAAGTGATTCAGCACCAAGAGCCGAGAATGAAAGCCCAAGGTTGTTGAGCGTGGTATTCAATCGCCTTGCAGCCGCATCGTCCTCTACGAAAGCGCGGAAGGATCTACGCAACGTCTCGAAGACAGCAACGCGCCGGGCTAGCCTGCTTAGGTTACGGTTCAGGGTTAGGGTTTGACCATTGAGACCCTTGAGGCCCTTTTGGGTGTCCTTGATGCCCTTGTCTTTGAGTTGCGAGACGATGTTGATAAATAGTGATGTGTCGATAGCCATTAGGCAGCCAGATCCAATCTCTGCTTGAATCTACGGCCAGCCTTGTCGTAAGCAGCAACGATCAACGGCATCAGACGATTCTGTGATTCAGCCCATGCGGCAAACAGCAAGCGACCTTTGGTGTCGGCTGTGCGCCCATATTGCTTGAGTGGCCCAACCTCGGAGTTGGACAAAGCGCGAATAAATTGACCACCAGCACCGGGATTGTTGCTTTGTGAATCTTTGGTGCTGCTGACTGTGACCTTGGTCGGGTTGAATCTACGATTGACTGTAATCTGGTGGGTCTTGCCACGGCCATTGAGATTCTTGCGACCGGCTGTTTCGATAATGCCACCGGCTGCTGACTTGTTGAGCAACCGAAGCACGGAAACGTACCCCGATCGGTTGGCCTTAGATGCGCCCATTGAATAGGTCAATCCACGCCGGACTTCGCCTGCATCGTAGGATGGAAAGGCTCGGGTTTTGCTAGTGCGAGACTTGCGCTGATAACCCGGATCGTTGAAGTTGCGCAACTCGTAGCCCATCTGAGATGGCAGTTTCGCCCTAGCCACATTGACCGTCTCGCGCACCAATGGGCGTAACTCGGACTGCATTTCTTTCAAGATGTCCGGGGCTAGTTTGCGCATAGCGCGAGTAATCTCAACGATGCCTTTTATTTCTACTGGCATTTTGAGTCGCGCTCGCTTTCTCCTTCAAGTACGCAAGGATGGCTCGAAATAGTCTCTCGTCCATCTCAAGCCATTCGCTCGGTTGGATTCCGGTCTCTACCGATAGCCGGGCTATTAGGTAGGTCATGGAATCCCGGTCTATTTTGGGTCTTTGTCCTCGATAACCTCAACGCTCTCAAGCGTGGCAACGAAGTCCTCGCCAAAGGGCTTGACCGTCACACCGTTGCGGCGTAGGGCTTCCCACGCCAGCCAATAGAGATCGCCTTGTTGCTCTCGCTCGCGGAAAGCCTTGAGGAATCCAATCTTGTGGTATTTCTCAAACGCGAACTCTATGGCCGGTGTGATTTTGCATTCAGTTGTAGTGCCATCCGTTTGGATGATTTTGAGGCTCGCCATGTCTTGCTCCTTAGAATGTGCCGCTATCAGCCACGGTGACTGCGCTATTGACGGTGAATGTTACATCCTGTGAGGACAGATCGCCGGTAGCACCGTTGATCGGGGTCAGGTTATTGACCAAAATATCGAAGGTGTACAACTTATTGCCGTCTGCAACTGCTGAGGCAGCGTCTTGGATCAACTTCACGCCTACGGTTGTGCCGTAGTTGCTGAGAAGTTCATCAAGGATTTCATTCGTGGCTGGGTCATTGAGGAATGAGAGAGTGAGGGTTGCGGTCTCAAGACCTTTGACGTATTGACGTGCGGTGTCTCCCATGGCTGTAACTTCGAGTTCCTCGAATGCCATGTTGAGGGTTGCGGCGGTGACGAGATCGCTGAAATCCACAGTATCGATCTTGACCCCTACCTTGTTATTCAGCGTGATCGCCATTGGGTTCTTCCTTCTTCTTGGGTTTTGCTACTGCTTTG